GGAGAAGAAGATATGGCAGTAGCGCCTCAGCCAGCTCAGCCGGCCAGGCCAACCAGAAACAACAATCTTCCTAGTTATAATAACAATCAAGGAGGTGGTGGGTCATCAACAATAAATGAAGAAACAGTAAAAGCTATACAAGACTTGCACAACACGGTTAGGCAAGGAGCTCCAGTGTATATGGATAGTGTCAAAGTAGGAACTACTATGGCGATGAATAATCACACTAGATAGGATATAATTATATAAAATAAGAAAAACGTGCCATCATTACAAGACTTAGCAACCAACTTAGCAAACCACCAGTATTATAGTGGGGTAGGTGCGTTTAATGCAAATAAACTCCCTTTTGGTAGAGATACGCCAGGAGGAGGTGATAGCAGACAACCTTTTGTAGTAAGGAAAATAGATCAGAGATGGTCTCCTTCTAATTTTAATGATGGTCTAACTCAATTTGGAGCAGTAACTACTGTAACTAGAACTGTAGCGGATGTAGAAAGAATATCTAAATTTTTATATACTACTATAGAAGGTCCTATATTTCTTTTGAAACAAACAGGATTACAGAGAATGAATCCGGATACAGAACAATTAGGAAATAAAGTAGGTCCTTTGAGAACTTATAACCCTTTAGGATTGACAACATTGGCACAAGTAGGTGTTTCTGCAGCTGGAATACATTTTACCAAGCATGGAATAACTCCTAAACTTAGTGATCAAGAGTCATATCAAAACATGGTTATTAAAAGAGACAAAGATAATGTAAATAGATTATCTATATTAACTAGAGAACTAAGTAAAGATAAAGATAGGTACATAGATAAGTATGTAGGAGGTCCTGGATCTTTCTTTGGCATAGGAGATACAACTATACGTAGATACGCCACTTTACTAAATACTCAAAATGCAGATGAAAAAAGTGGATTTTTGTCAGTACCGGTAGCTAATTTAAATAGTATAGCCCCTACTATGTTCTATTCAGGAGTTCCTACTACTAGATATATAGTAGTAGATCCTACAAAAAATAGAGACGCTGAAGGAGAGAATTATAATAGACCTCCGGCAGGACCAGCTGATGTAGGGACAAATAATTATCAATTAAACAGTACCCAAGATTTTAGATCATATAAAAATGCTTTAAATAAAAAAAGCTCCCCTAAAGGATATGAATTACCAGAATCTAAATATGAAACATTAAATCTAGAAAACAGAATAGGTGTAGCTAGGGTTAGAACTCCGGAACAAAGAGTAGACTATACCTCTGAGGCAAGTACTGCGGATAGAATAAATGCTATTGGTTTATATTATGCAGCAGGCCCAGCAGCAACAGCTACAGACGTAAACGGTAAACCGGTGAATACTGAAGGCAGTCCTGAAAGCTTCATTAGAGATATAATAAAGTTCCGTATAAAAATACTAGACAATGACGTTAGGCCGGAAGCCAAAGGTAACAATCTTGGAGTATATATAGTATTCAGAGCTTACATATCAAACATTAGAAGAAACGTTGTTTCTAAGTGGGACGCATACAAGTACGTAGGAAGGGGAGAGTCATTCTATGCTTATGATGGTTTCACAGAAACTATAACATACTCTTTTGTTATAGCCGCTTCTTCTCGTGCAGAGATGAAACCTTTATATCAAAAGCTAAACTATCTAATATCTTCAATGGCTCCTGACTATAAGGATCATTTGATGAGGGGAAACATTGCAGAATTGACCATAGGAGATTTTGTCTTGTATCAACCAGGCATTATCACTAACTTTGATATGAACATAGACGAGGATTCTAACTGGGAAATAGCCCTACAGGAACCTGATACAGGACTAACAGGGACTGATACTGATATGCATGAATTGCCACAGCTAATAAAATGTAATATGACATTTATACCTATCTACAATTTCTTACCTAGGAAATCTTCTGAGGCGCCATTTATAGGTATAGATGGATTATCTGAAAAGAAAGAAGGTAAGATGTGGTTAAAAGGAACTGGAGATAGGCTTAAGGAGGGCAAAGAAAAAACATTAGCTGATATAGAAAGAGCAAGACAAGAAGCTAAAAAAGCAGAAGAAGCTGCTAAAAATAAAAAATAATGGCCAGATATTCAAACACAAAAATACTAAAAGATAGCCAGAATAGTCCTAGATACTATAGAGCATCCAAGTACCCAGATATAGCATTTTCAGATGCTGATACGTATATAGAAGCAGCTTATGGAGACAGGCTTGATATAATAGCATATGACTACTATAAGTCTACAGAGTACTATTGGGTAATATTAGTAGCAAATAATCTCCCAGGAGATAGTATCTTTGTGCCCCCAGGCACACAATTAAGGATACCAGCAGACCTTGATCAAATATTAGCCGATTATGAATCTCTAAATAGTATACAGTAGTTATGTCAATATTCAAAAGTACCTTCAAACCATATGTAGTACGCCAGATTAATACTAGACAGAATTTATTATCTGAAGTAAATAGGACTGGGACTGCTGCAGATTTTGCACATTACGTATCTAGTAAAGCTTCTTGGGTAAGAATGACCTCATTAGTAGACTACGGACCAGTAAATGAAGAAGGCCCAGAATTAGCAAAGAAGTATATACTAATGGGAGGCACACTATACAACAGGCCTGGGAAAGATAAGTATTTTGATAGGAGAGGAGTGGGAGGAAGAGGCGCTAGTTACGGAGGAGATCTAGGAACTAACCAATATGGCATACGACCTATGCCGGGAATAACTAGCCTTAAAACTAGATCACTAGGAGCATACGGATCCTTAACAGAAGCTACTGTAAAATTTTATGCGTGGGATGTAAAACAGTTAGAAGACTTGACTGTTTTATTTATGAGGCCTGGATATAAAGTAGTTTTAGAATGGGGGTGGTCAATGTATCTAGACACATCTGTTAGTGGAGAAAACCACAGGGAAAAAATAACTACTAATGCTCTAAAATATTCAGCTAGTAGTTACAATACAAAAACTATGGTTTTTAATACTATAGATTGTTTTAATAGCGGTATAACTCAAGATGGTATATATAATCAATTAGATGTATTGAGACATAAGTACTCTGGAAACTATGATGGAGTTCTTGGATCAATAAGGAACTTTAGTTATACATTGATGCCTAATGGGGCGTATGAGTGCACTACAGTCCTTATAAGTATAGGAGATACTATTGATACTATAAGAATGAATGACACCGTAGGCATAAGCGTAGGACCTAGAGATATCGTTAAAGTTACCAATCCAAATATAGATGAACAATCTTTAGATACAATAGATTACAGCGAGATAAAAAGTCAGTTTGAATTATTAATGGATGAGTATTGCACTTTGAGTGACGATAATCCTAGAGCCAACTCTGAAAACATACTTGCTATTGATGGTGTTATTAAAGATGCGGATAAGCCGTACATAGACACTTTTATATACAAATACAAATCTGGATTTTCCACATCCCCTGCTAATACATTACTTAGTGGAGATGAGGGGCTAAGATCTCGTTTTCAAAAATCAGGAGTCTTTAACCCTAGAGATCAGTATCGAGATCCGTATGGAACACAGAAACCTGTAGCTACTAGCAATGGATCTTCACTAGGAACAGGAGTTCCATATGTAAATAGAGATGCCGAACAAGCATCTCCAGTATCCCAAGATAATCCTGGAGACAAAAGATCTTATTATTACATTCAATTTGCGTACTTCTTACATATATTAAATGTGTTTAAAAACGTCTTTGCTTCAAAAGACCAGACACTAGTGGATATAGAAATCCCAGCGAACCCTATAAAACCAGATTCTATATCTAATGGGTTGTGTCAAGCCTCTTATAATTCTATAAGTATAGACCCAAATATAGCAATAATAAGAAACAGCAGAGCAAATTTATTCACAGACATAGAAGGAAATAAAGCGTTTAGACCAGAGATTTTTAAGACAGAAACAAAAGCTGTTACTGGTCAAGCCACACCAGATAATAATTTAAAAGAATACTTATACGGAAATACTAATTTTGGACAAATAGGAAACATTTACATTAATATAAAAGAGATAGTGTCTATATACAAACAAGAGTCTATGTCAAATAGAGGATATGTTTACTTAGGAAAAGTTATTAATGAAGTTTTATCAAGAGCTGCTTTTTCTTTAGGATCCATAAATGATTTTGATAAGTTTGTAAAAAATAATAAGATTGTTATTATAGACAAGCATTATACAGAACTGCCAGAAGATTCTACATACAATTCTAAGTTTAAAATAAACGTATCAGGAGATAATAGCATTGTAAGAAGTCATAAAATAGAATCTAAAATATTCCCATCTCAAGCAACTATGATAGCTATAGCTGCTCAAGATAGAGAAAACGTATCAGCAATTCAAACATCTACTTATAATTATTTAAATAGAGGTCTTAAAGATAGGTTGTTTGATAAACTAAGCAATACAAAAAAAGATATAACAAAAAATGAATCAGAATTAGCCGCAAAAAGAAAAAAACTATCATCAATACTTTTACTTATACAGTATGTAAATAATTATGTTATTGTAAATAAAAGTATAGGAACCTATTACAATTCTAATATTGTAGCCATGAATGGGTATTTAAATACTCTACTGGTAGAAATGGAAGGGGGAACAGACTATAAAGCAGTAGTTCCTATATCGGTAAACTTAACTATTGACGGACTATCTGGATTAACTATAGGAGAAATTTTTACTGTAGACAAAAAAGTCCTTCCTAGAGATTATGAGTCAAAACATATTGGGTTTATAGTAACTGGCATAACTAACGACATAGCTACAAATGGATGGACCACAGAGCTAAGCTCCCAGATGTGTATTTTAGATCAAGAAGAAAAACAAAAAATATCTAAGATAAAAGGAGAAGAAGTTTTAAAAGATATATTAGAAGAAGCAGAAAATAAAAAAATAGAAAACAGAACTGCTATTATATATTTTAACATAATGGCTGCTTTGGTTATGGATTGTATATTAAACAGATATCAAATTGGAACTAATGATGGTGTTATAAAAATAAGAAATACTTCAAATCCACTATATACAAAGACAGCGATTACAGAGTTTTCTGGTGGGTTAGTGGACTTTGATTATGTGTTAAAAGATCTTAATAGTGCATACTTGAAAGCTTTTCCCACACCACAATATGATGTAAATAGAAAAGCAAATTTTAGAGTAGATAATTTAAATAACCCAGCAGTGCTAACCAAGGTTATATCGGAAATGTCTATTTATTTTGCCTTGTCAACTGCTAGTCAGGATGTGGGCATTGCCTATAATAATGAGTATTCTAAAATTATGAAAGGCTATATTGACTATATAATACCCAGTACCAAATCAGATTTTTTCCATCCAACTGCTACTTGGGGACAAGCTATAGAAAAAACTTTTAGGCCTATCTCAAATATACTAGGAGCGTTAGCACAAATACCAGATGTATTACAGGGAGAAAAGAACCCATTCAGCATAACAATAAAACCGGAAGATGTAAAAAATAATCCGGATATTCAATATATTAACGCTGCTTCAACCGCTACTACTTTTTCTAAAATAGATATAAACAAAGCTGTTGATGTAAACACAGGATTACTTAACGGTCCTATAAAAAGTTTTTTTATTAGTGGATATAAGTATTATAAAACGCCAGGATCTAACGCAAATCAAGATCAATAATGTACTACCCTAAATCAGAAATATCATTAGTATCAAGTACCACAGGTACAGAACTTCTTGTAAAAAAAACTAAGAAGCCTTACACAGGGGATTATTATGTAACTAATGATGGGAAGTTTTTTTCTGGCAAAGAATACACAATTACAACTCAAGAGTTAGTACCTATAATACAAAAAGCTATTCTACAAAATGAATCTATATCATACGGTTTTCACTATGCAATGCCGTCTGAAGATGATTATTCCAAAGGATCCTTTACCAGATACACAATAAAAAGAGTAAACAGTGGGTTTGAAACCATATTGGAAGTAGATCAAGCAGAATACGAAAGGGCTGCCAAAGACCCACTATACTCAGCAGTAAAGTTTTTCTGGAAGATAACAGGTCCGTTATACACAACCCCAGAAGGAATCCCAGGAATCGTAAACACCAATCAGAAAACTCTAGAAAATTTAGAGAAAACCATACCGGGTATATCAAATTATTTTACAAATTTGGCGCAGTACGCAAAATAACCCTATCTTTGTACAAAGGTTATAAACGTGTATTACATAATAGAGACTGAAGAACAGCTTCAGAAGTTTTCTGCATACGACTTCACCAATTGTATTGTTGATGTAATTCCATCAAACGATAACTGCCATCCTAAACTGGCAGACATCTCTCTGATCTATATAAAGCCTTTTAGATCCCGTATGGGGTTTATGCTATGTCTTGATCATACAGAAGCCTTTTCCCTCCCTAAAGAAGCTGTAGAGGCCTTTATAATCAATAAGCTTGGCAATATCTACGCTATCGATGGAAAGAGGATGAGGTATTTCACTAAAAGAGATAGCGCCTTATATTGCCTTAAAATGGCCAAGTATTTATCTACTGGAGAGATCATAGACGAGTCTAAGTTCAATACCACAGCACACAACTTCTTTTGTCAGAAGTATGAATACCGTCCTGACATAAATAAAATAATCCCAATAGCTAAACATTTTGAAAAGTATGAGAAACTAGCTGCTTCTATCAAGATAGATCAGGCCTGGTTCAAAACCAAATACTACAAACTGTATGGAGAGGTAGCTCCTAAAATATTTAATTCTATCGAATCTAATGGAATTAGCATAGATAATGTAGGATTTTTCAGTCATTATACCCCAAAAGAGGCCTTAATGTCGGTTAAATCAGACAAAACATATACTCAATACAACCTGTATACCACTACTGGCAGGCCTTCAAATGCCTTCAATGGTATCAATTATGGGGCCATGAATAAGACAGATGGCAGCAGGAAGTCTTTCATAGCCGGTAAAGACAGATTGGTTGAGTTTGATTACAGTTCGTATCACATTCGTATATTAGCGTATCATATCGGATATATTTTTGACGATGAGGATATTCATACTCACTTAGCCAAGTACTATTTTGATAGTAAAGACATTACTAAGGAACAGTATGAAGAGAGTAAAGGATTGACTTTTAAGCTGCTGTATACAGATTCTATTGCTGAAGAGGTAAAAGATATACCATTTTTTGCAAAAGTCAAGCAATTTAAAGAATCATTATGGAATTTATATAGAAAACAAGGATATATTGAAAGTTTTCTATCTAAAAGACCTATTAGAGGAATAACTTCTAAAACACAAGTACTGCCATTTATTTTACAAAACTATGAAACTGAGAGAAATATCTTTGTTCTTAATGAACTTATTGCCTATCTTTGTAATAAGAACACAAAATTAGTGTTGTATAACTACGATTCTTTCTTATTTGACTATAGTAAATTGGACGGAAAGCAGACGCTTTGTGACATACAGATGATTTTGGAACAAGACGGATACAAAACATCTTGTAAATACGGCCAGAACTATCAGGAAATGAAGAATTTATAAATTTTTAGCACAATTATTAGATATTTATATATGAATAATAATTTTTTTGATTTAACTTACGATTACTTGAACAAGCTTTTTTGCACGTTTACCAAAAAGGAAGACCTTCAGGTCACCATATCGGATATAAAATCCAGGTATGAAGTAATCTATTCTAAGATATTCATATTAGAGACAGATAACGACAACGAATACGTGTGCACATACAACATTGATAGCGATAACATCAACAAAAACAATGTTCTCCCTAATACAATTCTTATGCATCGCCGTAAAGAATGCAATGTTCTTTACACTATAAACTCCCTAAACAAGCTTATCGAGTCACTTAATGGTGGTGTTAGGGATAACAGCTATAAGGTTAACTGGAAAGACTATGAGAATAGCATACTGCTTACTCAGAAGGACCAGTTCGTACAACTTAAGACCAGGATCCACGATATAGTTAATGTGGATAAAAAATAATTTGGAGTAGTTAATATATTCCTTACTTTTGTTCTTCACTTTTTAAAAAAACAAGTTATGTCCAAGATTGATTTGATCAAAGAAAGACTGAATAAGCTACAGTCTAAAAACTCAGGCTCCGCATTCGAAAAGATCGACTTCACAACCATTTTCTGGAAACCAAAGTTGGGAAAACAAGTAGTCAGGATCCTCCCCAGGAAAACCAACAAAGACTTCCCATTTGCAGAAGTTAGCTTCCATCAGTACAACATCTTCAAAAAGAACGTTTACAGTCTTGAAAACTTCGGTGAGAAAGATCCTGTAGTTCAATTGATGCGTGAACTCTATGATGAGAACACAGAGGAAAGCAAAGATTTGGCTCGTAAGCTTAGGCCTCGCACTAAATTCTTCGCACAAGTATTGGTTCGTGGAGAAGAAGGTATGGGTGCTAGACTTTGGGAGTTTAACAAAACTACCTACGAGAAGTTGCTTAGCATTATGGCCGATGATGATTTCGGTGATGTATCAGATGTAACAGAAGGTACTGACCTTACTGTAGAAGGCTACAACGATGTGATCAAGATTGGTAAGCGTGATGTCAACTACGTTGCAGTTAACGTAACTCCAAAGAGAAACATCTCTGCTATCTCTGAAGATGCTGCTCTGGTACAGAAAGTATTGGAAACTCAAAAAGAGATTACTGAAATCTACAAGAAGTATTCTTACGATGAAATTAAGAAAATGCTTCACGATTACATTAATCCACAAGAAGCGCAGTCTGAAGAAGTATCAACTCCTACAGTAGAAGCAGCAGCTCCGGTTGCAGCAAAGGATGACGAAGACACTCCTCCCTTCGATGGTCCATACAAAACAGTAGCACCTGCAGCAACAGCTCCAAAACCTAGCTCAGTAGCATCTAAGTTTGACGATCTATTTGGAGAAGACAATTAAAAACTAACATATGGCAGAATCAAAGAACATTAAAGGTGCTGTAGCCAGCGCCTTAGGTAAGAGTGCGTCTTTTAACTTAGAAAGCTTTAAGAAATCAAAGAATCTAACTGAAGGCGTATCATTTAAGAAGCAGGAGTGGATTCCACTTTCAGAAGCATTCCAAGAAGCAATCAGCTTACCAGGAATTCCACACGGTCATGTGATCACATTCAGAGGCCACAGTGATACTGGAAAGACTACAGCAATGATTGAAGCAGCGATGAATGTGCAGAAGATGGGTAAGCTACCAGTCTTTATCATAACTGAGATGAAATGGGATTGGCATCATGCTAAGATCATGGGATTTGAAGTAAATGAAACAGTGAATAAAGAAACTGGTGAGATTTCTTACGGAGGTAACTTTATCTACGTGGATAGGGATCATCTCTCTACTATTGAAGATGTTGCCGGATTTATCATGGATCTTTTAGATGAGCAAGAGAAGGGTAATCTCCCACTAGACATTGTATTCCTTTGGGACTCTGTAGGATCCATCCCATGTAAAATGTCTGTTGAATCTAACAAGAACAACAACGAATGGAATGCAGGAGCAATGTCTGTTCAGTTTGGTAACTTTGTAAACCAAAGAATCGTAAGATCAAGGAAAGAAAGCTCCCAGTATACCAACACTCTTATTATAGTAAATAAGGTATGGGTAGAAAAGCCTTCTGTTTATGGAGAACTTCCTAAGTTGAAAAACAAAGGAGGGAACACAATGTTCTTAGACTCTACACTTGTGGTAACCTTTGGTAATGCTACCGGAGCAGGTACTAACAAGATCAAAGCAACCAAGAATGGTAAGGATGTTGAGTTTGCTAAGAGGACTAAGATCTCTGTAGATAAGAATCATATCACCGGAGTTACTACTACTGGAAAGATTATTGCCACTCCCCATGGATTCATTATTGATGACAAGAAGTACATTGACGCATACAAGAAAGCACACTCAGCAGAGTGGTTGAAGATTCTTGGAAGTGAAGATTACGATGTAATCGAAGAAGAAGACAACGGAAGTGTAGTGGATAATAATTCCGGAGATGAATAAGGATAGACTCCTTGACATATTCTCTAGACTCAAAAACGATGAGAAGCCTGTTAATCTACACTACAATAGTAAAGTGTTGATTATAGATGGAATGAATACATTCCTCAGAAGCTTCGCAGTAGTTAATCGAGTAAACCTAGCAGGTAATGACGTAGGTGGACTCATTGGATTTTTGAAATCACTTGGACATGCAATAAAACTGTTATCCCCGACTCGTGTAGTAATCGTCTTTGACGGTGAAGCCGGGTCGGGCAACAGGAAGTATCTCTACAGCCAATATAAAGGAAATAGAGATACCGGAAGGATTATGAACTATAAGTCCTTCCAGACAAAAGATGCAGAAGATGATTCTAAATACAATCAGATAACCAGACTGATAGATTATCTACAGTTTTTACCTGTGTCTTTGTTATCTTTCGATAAGCTTGAGGCAGATGATGTAATGGGGTATTTAGCAGGAAGGATCTACAAAGAGTATGACGATTCCCAAGTGTACCTAATGTCTTCAGACAATGACTTTATGCAGTTAGTAAATGATAGAGTTAAAGTATACAGCCCAACTAAGAAAAAGATATATGGAGTTGAGAATGTGGTAGAAGATTTTGGTATACACCCGGATAACTTCTTATTGTATAAAGCCCTCGTAGGAGACACATCAGACAATATACCTGGAGTAAATGGATTAGGTGAGAAGAATGTAGTGAAGCTTTTTGAGTTTGTATCAAAGCCAGAAAGAAAAACATTACAGGACGTTTATCAGGTATGTGAAAACCCTCCTAAGAAGTCAGCACTATATGAAAGAATATTGAATGTTCGTAAACAAGTAGAGATTTTCTATAAAATTATGAACATCATGGAACCTAATATATCTGAAGATACGATTGTAGATATTATGGAAAAGTATCATACTAAAGCTCCGGCTTTAAAGAAGTATGATTTCATGAAACTATACAATCATGATAAGATGGGGGATGCTATACCGCATTTAGATCTATGGATAAATTTATATTCCACATTGAACAATTATTAAAAAAGTTATGACGCAGCAAAGATTAACCAGTTATGGACATCAATTTCAAATAAAAGTTCTATACTCCTTACTAAACGACAAACAGTTCCTTCAAAACATAGCAGATGTAATCACAGCTGAATATTTTGAATCTCCTGCACACAAGTGGATCATAGGTACTATTCTTGATTATTATGGAAAGTACAATACTTTTCCTACTATGGAAGTTCTTAAAATAGAACTTAAGAAGGAAAAGAATGAGGTACTCCAAATATCAATCAAGGAAGAACTTAAGCAGGCTTATACAGCAACACAAGATGATATTGACTATGTAAAAGAAGAGTTCTTTAATTTCTGTAAAAACCAGAAGTTAAAAGACGCATTACTATCATCAGTGGATCTGCTTACAAGCGGAGAGTTCGAAGGAATCAGAAAGATTATTGATGAGGCATTGAGGGCAGGTGCTACAAAGGAGATAGGACACGAATACGATAAAGATATCGAGTCCAGGTTTAGAGAAGAAGAAGATAAAAAGATTCCATTCCCATGGAAAGTATTTAACGATATTACAGATGGAGGAATAGGGGGAAGCAATCTTATGCTCCTATTTGCACCTCCTGGTATCGGTAAATCTACTGTGGTTTGTAATATTGCATCCCATTGTCTTAAGATGGGGTACAATGTAATCTATTACACTTTAGAGTTGGATGAAAGGTATGTAGGTAAAAAGATTGACTCTATTCTGACCGGAGTAGAAGTTAAGATGCTAAAGTTCCATCGTAAAGAAGTGGAAGCTGCTGTAAAGAATCTTAAAGGAAAGATTGTTATCAAGGAGTATTCACCTGGTAGGGCTTCACTAAGCACCATAGAATCTCATATAAAACAACTACAATCCAATAATGACTTCATCCCAGATCTAATCATTATAGATTACCCAGATCTTTTAAAGCCTCGTAAATCTAGGAAAGAAAGCAAAGAAGAACTAGATGACATCTATACTGATCTAAAAGGAATGGCCAAAGACCTTAAGATACCTTTTGTATGTCCTTCCCAGATTAATCGTATGGGAGCCAAGGATGAGATCATCGAGGGTGATAAGGTAGCCGGAAGTTTCCAAAAGATGATGATTGCCGATCTAAGCGTATCATTGTCTAGGCGTAGGAAGGATAAGATAAATGGTACCGGTAGGTTCCACATCATGAAATCCAGACTAGGCCCAGATGGACAAACATATGCTGCCAAAATAGATCTGAACAAAGGATTTATTGATATATCAGAAGATCTTTATGAGGAAGAGTCTGATGGTGAGGACATTGGGTCCAAAGGAGATTTTAGTTCAGACGATATGTCTTTGCTAAAGAAAAAGTTCCTTAAAGCATAATCCCATAAGCATCAAAAAAGTAGCAAAAAAAAAGCTGAGCAAGTCAACTTTTTTTCCCTTTCGAGTGGGTATTTATTTTTACCTTTACAAAAATTTAAAACAAAAAACATGGAATTAGGATCGGAGATACTAAGTCAGATAACTATTTTTTCTAAGTACGCCAAGTACATCCCTGAAGTAAAAAGAAGGGAAACATGGGAAGAAATAGTATCTAGATACGAGGTTATGTTAATGCAAAAGTTCCCAAATCTAAAGAAAGAGATAATGGGAAACGCTAGTTATATTGTGGATAAGAAAGTACTCCCATCAATGAGAGCCCTACAGTTTTCAGGTATGGCCGCTGAAGTAAACAACGCACGCATCTACAACTGTTGCTATCTTCCAATGGATAGCGTACATTGTTTTTCAGAGTCTATGTTTCTTTTGCTTGGAGGTACTGGAGTAGGATATTCCGTACAATCCCAACACGTAGAGAAGTTGCCAGAGATTATAAAGCCTGTAAAACAAAAAAGGTATTTAGTACAAGATAGTATTATTGGATGGGCTGATGCTGTAAAGGTATTGATGAAATCCTATTTCGGTAAAGGAGCTAAGCCTACATTTGATTACAGAGATGTACGTCCTAAAGGATCTAGACTCATTACTGCAGGCGGTAAAGCCCCTGGACCAGAACCTCTTAAGATCTGTCTTACCCATATAGAAGCTATATTGGATCGTAAGCAAAATGGTGAGAAGCTGACTACCTTAGAAGTTCACGATATCATGTGTCATATTGCTAACAGCGTATTGTCCGGTGGTATTAGAAGGGCTGCTATGATTGCATTGTTTAGCCATGACGATGAAGAAATGCTTACTTGTAAGTACGGTAATTGGTGGGAACTTAACGAACAAAGGGGAAGGTCAAACAACTCCGCAGTATTGGAAAGAGGCCAGATTACAGAAGAACAGTTCAAAGCTTTGTGGAAGAAGATTGAGTTGAGTAACTCTGGAGAGCCTGGGTTCTATTGGACAAAGAATGCTGAGTGGGGAACTAACCCGTGCTGTGAGATAGCCCTGCGTCCATATCAATTCTGTAACCTGTGTGAGGTGAATGTATCTGATATCAAAGATGAACAAGATCTATTTGATAGAGTTCGTGTAGCTGCTTTCTTTGGAACTTTACAAGCTTCATTCACTGATTTTCATTATCTCCGTCCTATTTGGCAGAAGACTACTGAAAAGGATGCTTTGCTTGGAATAGGTATGACAGGTATTGGAAGCGGTGAGATCATGAAGTATGATCTTGAAAAAGCTGCTGAGATTGCAAAAGAAGTAAATGCAGAGTACGCAGATTTGATTGGTATTAACAGAGCCGCTCGCGTAACTTGTATAAAGCCTTCAGGAACAACATCTTGTGTATTGGGCACAGCTTCTGGAATACATGCATGGCATAACGATTACTATCTCAGAACAGTGAGGTTTAATAAGAGTGAGGACATTGCTAAGTATCTGATGGCAAACCATCCTGAAATGTGTGAGGACGATGTGTTGAGATCTCATGATACATTGTGTGCAAGGATTCCTATCAAAGCACCAGAAGGATCAATAATGAGAAGCGAAACTCCAATAGAGTTGTTGGAAAGGGTAAAGCATTTCTCAGTTAATTGGATTAAGAGTGGTCATAGAAATGGATACAACACCCACAATGTATCAGCTACCGTATCTCTTAAAGAAGATGAATGGCTTCCAGTAGGAGAATGGATGTGGAAAAATAGGGAACATTATAACGGTTTGTCAGTATTACCTTATTGGGGAGGTACTTATCAACAAGCTCCTTTTGAAGATATTACTAAAGAGGAGTACGAAGAAAGAGTAAGCCGTCTTACTTCTATGGACTTGACTACTATTGTAGAAGAAGATGATACTGTAAACTTTGGGGCGATCGCAGCTTGCAGTGGTGCCAACTGTAGCGTAGAACAGTAAATTTTTTAAATAATGCATTTTCTGTATATTTATAAAGGAATAAAATGCATTATGAAGAAAAAAGTAGAAATTGGAAATAAATTTGGTAAACTTCTTGCAGTAGAAGAAATTAAGGAAAGAAGATCTGGTGGGATAAGGTACAAATGTCTTTGTGATTGTGGTAACAGTCACGAAGCATTTGCAACCCACTTAAGACGACTATTAATAACTCACTGCGGTTGTGAAAGAAAAGTAGGATCTAAGCACCATCAGTGGGGAGGAGTAGGAGACATATCGGGAGATTTTTGGTATAGTCATATATTGAGAAGTGCTAATGGCTCTAAAGGTAACAGAAGAATTAAACAACTGACTGTAACAATGGAGGAGGCTTGGAAACTTTTTTTGGATCAAAATAAAAAATGTGCTTTGTCTGGTATAGAGTTGACATTTCCTAAAAAACACAAAGATAAACAGTGGACAGCGTCATTAGATAGAATAGATAGCAGCAAAGATTACACACCAGAAAATGTACAATGGGTACACAAGCATATTAATATTATGAAAAATTCTTTTGATCAAAGTTATTTTTTAGAAATGTGTAAAAATATAAACCAATGGCACAACAATACAAAAAAAAACCAGTAATAATTGAAGCTATTCAGTGGAATGGTAATAACTTTGATGATATTAAAAATTTTGCTAATAATAAAGTACGCTACTACTCACATTATGATCATAACAAGTACTATGAAGATAAAAGTACCCTAAAAATAAACACATTAGAGGGTGATATGATAGCATCTAAAGGAGATTTTATCATCAAAGGAGTAAAAGGAGAATACTATCCTTGTAAGCCTGATATCTTTGAAGCAACATATGAAAGTGTTGAACAGTAAATTAAAAGAAGGGATTGATTATTATATAGATGAGCAGACTGGATACTTTGTATTCACTGCTCTCTATCTTTCCCAAAGAGGCAAGTGTTGCGGTAATAAATGTAAAGAATGTCCTTACTATCCAAAATGGGTAAAAGGAAATAATAATTCGATAGAACAGGAATAGTTCCTATATTTGTTAAAATAATAGTTATGGTTATATATGCTATCCTTATTGGTCTTAATCTTCTAGGAATGGGATTCCTGTTCTATATTTACGAGCAGCAGAAGATTATAAACACAGAGTTTTTAAAAAATGCTATTCTACATAACGCAGTGCTGGAGATGCTAAAAGAAAAAACAGATGAGTTAGAAAATCTTATCGAAGAGTTAAAAACACAAAAAAAATAAGGGTTATGAAAGTAAATTCATTAGTATTATGTGTCTTAGGACACCCAGGAGTAATAGAGCAAGATCAGATTTACACAGTAAGAGAGTTGACTTCCCAAGGAAATATCAATATTTTTGAAGTAGAGCCTCCACATCCTTACAGTTCTTTTTTCAAAGAAAGGTTTATAGAGATACAATCCCCCGATGAAATACCAGAGATACTAGCAGAAGTGCTGTTTGATCAAATTGAAAATTAATATCATGCAATTTAAAGAATATCAAGAATTAGCAAAGACAACCGCCATATATCCAGAATCCGCTAGGATATTTTATCCTTGCTTAGGACTAGCTGGAGAAGTTGGTGAAGTATGTGAGAAGGTAAAGAAGCACGTAAGAGACGGTAGGGAGTTAGATAAAGACGATCTCAAGAAAGAACTGGGAGATATACTATGGTATCTATCAGCAGTAGCAACTGATTTAGGAATTGATCTAGATGATGTAGCTACTACTAATTACGAGAAGTTAAAATCTAGACAAGAGAGAAACGTTCTACAGGGATCAGGAGACAATAGATAATAAAAAATAAAGGTTATGAGTGAGAAGCGGTACGTCACGGTGGAAACACCGGAGGCATTGAGGCAGATGGTAAAACATATTAGGGAGCATGACATTATTGCTTTCGATACAGAGACAACCAGCCTTAATGTCAGAAAGGGAAAAATAATAGGAATATCAGTATCAGGAGAAGTTGGAGTGGGATACTACATGCCAACCATGATATTAAAAGAAGGAGAATTAGTAGACGATACTATATACGGAGAAAGCTGCCACGATCTAGCAAAGAAAGTAATAACTCTCTTATGCAGTAAAAAACTAATAGGCCACAACTTATCTTTTGACTCTAGATTTGTAAAAGAGTTTTACGATATTGATATAGTACCAGCTATATACGCAGATACGATGTTACTAGTACACACAGTAGCAGAGGAAGGTGCAGGAGATGGCTTTGGTAGTTCTTTTGGTCTTAAAGACATTGCAAAGGCTATACAAGAACATATCGGCCTTGACATGGAGAAAGAGGCCAATGAAGAACAAGTAGAGCTTAAAGAGTCTATAAAAGCTAATGGTGGTACTACCACTAAAGAAAACTATGAGATCTGGAAAGCAGACCTGCCCATACTATCGAAGTATGCTTGTGCAGATACAGATCTTACCTTAAGAGTATACAACTACTATATAGATAAACTAAAGTCAGAAGGGCTAGAAAAGTTCTTTTTTGAAGATGAGGTGATGCCGCTATACAAGGAAGTTACTATTCCTATGGAGAGCAACGGTATGAAGCTTGACATGGATCTTATAGTTCAATCTAGAGAAGAGATAGTAAAAGACCTTGAGGACTACAAAGTACTTGTAATCAAAACTCTTTTAAAAGATCCTAGAGTAAAAGAATGGGTTATAGACAAAGCATTAGAAAAATACCCTCCTACACATAAAGGAAGTTATGCACAGCAACTGATAACAGAATCAGGACATACTTTACCAAAGTCTGAGAAGACTGGTAAGTATACTATGAATGCTGCTACACTAAAGACTTTAGAAGACGGTCCTATTAAAGAGTTCTTAACAACTGGCAATATGGATGTCCTTGATGCTGATCTGGCTGTAAAAGTCAGTATGAAGCTATGGAAAGAAAGCCAGGATGGAGACTTCTTCAATATTCAATCTAAAGACCACTTAGGCAGTATTGCATTCACAGCTTTAGGCATGGAACCTATATCCACTACTGATAAGGGTAAAGACAAGTTTGATGATGATTTCATTCAGTCTATTGCAGATAAACACGAGTGGGCTAAGAATCTTCGCATTTATAATAAACTGCTAAAGATAAAGTCTACATACATGGATAGGTTCCTGGATAAACAGGAAGACGGCATGTACTACTTTTACTACAAACAACACGCTACTGTATCAGGTAGGTATGGATCTGATGCACAACAATTACCAAGACCTAAAGAAGAAGGGGAAGAGGATCCAATTGTTCTTAAATATAACAACATGATCCGTGCGTTCTTTGTTTGCAAACCGGGAACAGTGTTCATAGATAATGACTACTCTTCTCTTGAACCTAGAGTGTTTGCACACGTATCAGGGGATAACAATCTAAAGAAGATATTCAGCGATAATTTAGATTTTTATTCACACATAGCCATACAAACCGAGAAGTTGGAGGGAGTTAGTGCTAATCCAAAAGATTCTAACTTCCTTAAGAAAGTACAACCTAGTAAAAGGCAATCCGCAAAAGCTTATTCTCTGGGTATTGCATATGGTCTAAAGGCATACGCATTGTCCAAGACTTTGGACATAAGCGTAAAAGAAGCGGATAGGCTGGTGAAGGGGTATCTGGAAGGATTTCCGGAATTGGCTAAGTGGATGAAAGATACTGAAGCATTTGTAAAAAAATATGGATACGTTAGGATTGAAACAGGTCGTATAAGGCACTTGCCTAAAATACCCTATCTGTATGAAAAATTCGGAGATAAATTAACAGATTGGAAAACACAAAGGACATTGGAAGATACTCTAGGAAAAGAACTTGTGTTAAATATGGTTAGGGATTATAAAAATGGGATCAACAATAGTTTTAATGTAAAAATACAAGGACTGGCAGCATCAATAGTGAACCGTGCAGCTATTAGAATAAACCGGCTTTTTAAAGAGAAAGGCATAGACGGAAAGGTGGTGGCTAATATTCATGATCAGTTGGTGATAGAGGTGGGAGAAGATAAGGTAGAAGAAGCAAAATACATAGTACAGGATTGTATGGAGAATACTACTAAATTGAATGGAGTGGAGTTAATAGCGGTGCCCTCTATCGCAAAGAATCTCAAAGACGGCCATTAAAAATAATATAAACAATTCTATTAATTTCCAACTTATATCATATTTATTATATATAGAACGTAAATATAATAAACATGGATTATAGGAAACATTATGACTTATTAATCAAGAAGGCTAGAGGAAGGGATTGGAGATCGTTACCATATTTTGAAAGGCATCATATAGTGCCTAGATCGGAAGGAGGTGGAAATGAAGACACTAATCTAATAAGACTCACTGCTAGAGAGCATTTTTTAGCTCACTGGTTTTTATATAGAGAAAACCCAAGCATAAAAAGCAGAGTATTCTCTTTTTGGAGAATGTGTAATGGAAGAGGATCGACTCCTCCTGAACATTGGTTGACAATATCTTCAAGGTGCTATGAAGAAGCTAGAAAGGCACATTCTGAGGCTATATCGAAGGCATTAAAAGGCAAGAAGAAAAGCCCTGAACATGTTAAGAAAGTAGCTGATAAAGTACGAGGTTTAAAAAGAACAGAAGAACAGAAGGCCAAATTTAGAAAACCTCATAAGTATTCAGAAGAAGGTTTGTATAGAAAGAGAGCCTCTATGATAGGAAAGACTCCTCGTAATATAAGAAAGGTCGATATGTTAGATGTTGATACATATGATACTATAAGGTCGTTCAGTTCTATTAAAGAAGCTGCTAAATTTGTAAATTTGGTAGGATCTAATATACAAGTAGCAGCCAAAACAGGTTCTATATCAGGAGGACATAGATGGAAGTACTCAGAACAAGTGGACTATAAATCAAAAGAAAAGAAGACATTAGCAAAGAAGATAAAAGCATATAGAATAGAAAGCCCAGATCAAATAATAATATTTGATTCTATGAGAGAGGCGTTTGAATACACTGGAATAAGTAAAAGTGCTATACACACTAGATGTAATAGAAAAGACAATGAGTATAAAGGATGGTGTTTTGAATACGTAGAAAAATAATTTTATTTTTGGCACGATTTTAGTATCTTTGTTCATAGCAAAAACAAATAAAACAATGAGTAAATTAATTGCATTACATGACAAAGTCATTCTAAAGAAGATTGACTCAGAAGACAAAACGGTAGGTGGTATTATTGTACCAGACATGGGAGCTGAAAAATCAAACTACTTTGAGGTAGTTAGCGCAGGTCTAGGTATGTACGATACTCAAAATGGTAAGTACTTTCCTATGCACGTAGAAGCAGGGGATACAGTTATTGTGCCAAAAGCAGTAGTAACACAAATCATTGTAGACGGTGATGAGTACTATGTATGCCGTGAAGTAGAAATCCTTTCAATTATTAAAGATTAATGGATATAGTATATTCTATAACACAATTTGTATGGGTTAAGAAAGATAATTCTTTCTATGCCGATGCGGATAAATTGTATCCTGATGGAGATTACAAATGTACTTTTCCAAACGGTAGGAAGAAGTTTTACATTAAGAATCATAACACAAAAGGATTTAGAAGATTCACATTAAATAAAGAATGTGATGCCATTTTACAGTTTATAAGTGAAGATGGTATATTATGTAACATACAAACAAAAACAAAATGATAAAGACAGAATTTGGAACAGACCTCAAAAAGAAACTCCTAGAGGGAGTAAACAAGATTAATGCAAGCGTATCCTCGACACTGGGACCTGCAGGTAGAAACGTAATCATTAGAGGTGCTGATGGTGCTATTAAGATCACAAAAGACGGTGTTACAGTAGCACAATCATTTACCAAGCTTGAAGATCCTATTGAGGATATCGGAGCTCAAATGATTAAAAGCGTATCAGTAAGATCAGCAGATAAAGCTGGGGATGGTACAACAACTTCTACACTGCTTGCATCTGTAATGGTGAACGAAGGTATTAAAGCTATTACACAGGGATCTAATGCAGTAGAAGTAAAGAAAGGTATTGACAAAGCTGTATCAGCAGTAGTGGCCGGTTTAAAATCAATCTCTAAGGATATCTCCTCAGAAGATCAGATTAAACAAGTAGCAACTATTTCTGCTAACAATGATACTGAGATTGGTACATTGATCGCAACTGCTTTGGATAAAGTAGGTACTGATGGTGTAGTAGCTATTGAAGAGTCAAAGTCTGGTGAGACTTCTTTGGAAGTCGTAGAAGGTATGATGTTTGACAGAGGTTTCAAATCTCCATACTTCGTTACAGACAACTCAACAATGCAGGCTATATTTGATAAGCCGTTGATCTTCTTGTATGATGGTAGACTTACTAGCACTGCACAGGTATTACCTTTGTTGCAAGCAGCTCACGCAGAAAGTCTTCCTTTGCTTATCGTTGCTGAAGACATCGAGCATGAGGCATTGGCTATCTTGGTAGTTAACAAAGCAAACGCCACTATTAAAGTATGTGCTGTTAAGGCTCCTGACTTTGGTGATCGTAGGACTGCTATCTTAGAAGATATCGCAATCCTTACTGGTGGTACTGTTGTATCTCCTACTAAAGGCAATAAGATTGAAAAGATGAAGCCTGATGAGTTTAAGCCATTGTTCGGTAAGGCCCGTATGGTAAATGTATCATCTAAAGATACCACTATCATTGATGGTAAAGGATCAGTAGAAGGTATTGAGCAGAGGTTGAATGATATTAAAAAACAAATCGAGATTGCTAAATCTAACTTTGAAATTGAAAAACTCCAAGAGAGATTGTCAAAACTTACTGGTGGTGTTGCTATTATCAATGTTGGTGGTATGAGTGAGATTGAAATGAGAGAGAAGAAGGATCGTGTAGACGATGCATTACACGCTACTAAAGCTGCCTTAGATCAAGGTATTGTTCCTGGAGGGGGTATGGCATTGATCAACTGTATAGACTTGCTTAAAGAAGCTGTATTGGATTGTGATAACGATGATCAAGAACTCGGTGTACGTATTGTTACTAAGGCTTTGTATGCACCGTTTAAAACCATTCTTACCAATGCTGGTATTGAGAATGCATATGAGATTCTAAGCAGTGTAAAAAACTATGCTGTTGATGAAGATGACAGCACATGGTATGGATATAATGCAAAGACCGGAGAGATTCAAAACTTCTTCACAGCAGGTATCTTAGATCCTACTAAAGTAACAAGGACGGCTATTGAGAATGCTGCCAGTGTAGCAGGAACTATTCTTACTACAGAATCAGTAGTGTACTTTACAGGAGACGAGAAGAAAGATGATATCGATTATAGTCAATTCATGCAATAAAAATAAATAATATGCAACAACAAAACCCCTTAGCAAATGTAAGATTCGATCAGACTACTGGAGTAGTATGTGAAAAATGTGGCAGTAATCTATTCACTGAAGGTTTGTACCTTCGTAAAGTTTCTAAATTCCTTGTAGCTGCTACTAGCGATAAGGACCAAGTTATCCCAGTTCCAACATTCTTTTGTGTAAAGTGCAAGCATGTAAACAAAGAGTTTTCACCACTAGGAATGGAAGAAGAAACAAAACCAGATTTTGAAGAAGATAATTACCATCCTGTTTTCTAAAAATAAAGGTTATGACATTGGATGAAATAAATGAAGCAGTAGAACACTGCAACAAAAAGCTAGATGATTACAATATTCAGATAGAAGCCTTATCTAATAAGGACGATCTAATGTCTGAAGATGTACAGGCACAGTTTGACTATTTGATAAGAGAGATAGAAAAGACAACAGGAGAGCTAGAAGATTTGATAAAACAAATACAATGAAAGAAGCAATCGCTTTATCAGAAAGCTTAGCTCCAAGAATCAGAAGAGAAAAGGGAGAAGGACAAAAACAAATATCCTTCTCCCAATACTCTGTTTATGAATCGTGCCCCCACCGTTGGTACCTTACTTACGCTCAGGGACATTATTTATTCTCAGCAAGTATCAACACTGTTTTTGGTACAGCTATACACGAAGCCATACAAAAGTACTTGGCTATATTATTTAATGAGTCTGTTAAAGCATCGGATTCTTTTGATATGGTAGAACACTTCGAGAAAGTATTCAGAGATGAATACATTAGAGAAGTTACTAATAACGGAGGCGCACACTTCTCTACAAAACAAGAGATGGCAGAGTTTTATCAGGATGGAGTAGAGATACTTAATTACTTTAGAAAGAAGAGAGTTGCTTATTTTTCTACAAAGGATATGGAACTACTTGGTATGGAAATACCCTTACTAACAGAGATCCGTGATATAACAGATACTTTCTTGTTTAATGGGTATATAGATTTAGTTCTTAGAGATAAGACTGACGGTACCATTTATATTGAGGATTTCAAAACATCTACTAAAGGCTGGAGAGATTACGAAAAGAAAGATGAGATTAAACAAGCTCAGATTCTTTTGTACAAGAAATACTTTGCAAAACAATTTGCAGTAGATGAATCTAAGATTGTTCCTAGGTTTCGTATTCTTAAAAGAAAGCTGTATGAAAATGCTGACTTTCCTCAATCAAGAGTACAGGTACATGAGCCTGCTAACGGAAAGGCTAAAGTACACCAAGCTGGACAACGCCTTATCAACTTCATAAATGAGTGTTTTAATGAAGATGGTACTGCTAAGGAGAAGTATCATACTAAAATATCATCCGGTAATAACTGTAGATTCTGTCAGTTTAAAGACAGGCCGGACCTTTGTGATAAAAAAAATATGTGATAGGTTTAATTTTAATGTAATTTTTATATATTTATTATATATAAATACATTATGAAAGATAAATTAAAACTAACAAGTGTTAAAATACACAAAGATCTATCTGAAAATTTTAAGGTAGAAAGCGCAAGGACAGGGTTATCATTACAAAAATTTGTAAATAGAACTATTCATCTGTACTTAACCGATCCGGAATTTCAAGTTAAAATGTTGACTTACAACAACTTAGCAACTAGTGGAAGTCTATAACAAATAAAAACAAATAATGAAAGCAGGTTATATTAAAAAAGAAGACAGGAAGAAAATCCTCTTCATAGGGGATGATATTAGGTTTTTCTCAGGTATCGCAACTATCTCTAGGGAGTTAGTATTAGGGACAGCTCATTCATTTAACTACGCTTGTATAGGTGGAGCCATAGATCATCCAGATAAGAATAAGAGGATGGATCTATCTGAATCTACAAACGAGATCTCAGGAGTCCCAGATTCATCAGTTATACTGTACCCTACTAACGGATATGGAACCCCAGATCTGATAAGACAGTTAATTAGTATAGAAAAACCTGATTTACTTGTATTCATTACGGATCCTAGATACTACGAGTGGTTATTCAAAATAGAACAGGAAATTAGGAAGACTATTCCCATGGTCTATATAAACATCTGGGATTGTGAGCCGGCTCCATTATACAACAAGAATTACTACAGGTCTTGTGATACACTGCTATCTATCTCTAAGCAAACAAAGATCCTAAACGAAGTTGTTTTAGGAGAGTATGCTAAGGATAAGACTATCAAATATTTTCCACATGGTATTAATGAGAACAACTTCTTTCCTATAAAAGAATGGCATGATCTATATCCTAAGCTGGTAGAGTTTAAAACAAGTTTGCTTAAAGGAAAACCTTACGAATTTGTATTGCTATTCAATAGTAGAAACATTAGGAGGAAGTCCATTCCAGATACTATATTAGCGTTCAGACATTTTTTAGATCAGTTGCCTTCGGAGAAAGCAGATAAGTGTTGTTTAGTACTCCATACTCACAAAGTAGATGATAACGGTACAGACTTACCAGTAGTAATTGATTTATTTATGGGAGACAGGAAAGATCAGGTAATCTTCTCTGATCCTGGAGCAGGAGTAGAGTATATGAATATGCTATACAACTCTGCAGATGCTACAATACTTTTATCCTCCAATGAAGGATGGGGACTGTCTCTTACTGAATCAATGATGTGTGGTAGGATGATTATTGCAAATGTAACCGGTGGCATGCAAGATCAAATGAGGTTTGAAGATGAGAATGGAAAATGGATCGAGTTTGATGAATCCTTTTGCACTAATCACTTGGGAAGATATAAGAAGTGTGGAGAGTGGGCTATACCAGTATTCCCTGCCGGTATTAGTATCCAAGGATCTCCTCCAACACCGTACATCTCAGATGATAGAGTAGACTTTAGAGATGCCTCTAAAGCAATCATGGATATGTACAATATGGGAGCAGAGGAGAGAGATAGTAAAGGATTGAAAGCAAGGGAGTGGGTAACATCTTCTGAATCTATGATGAGCGCTAGCAGCATGTCAAAGAACTTCATTGAAGCTATTCAGGAAACTTTAAACAACTGGAAACCTAGGGGCAGATTCCATATTAAAAAAATAGAGGATAGGCCATTGAAAACTCTAAAACATTATATATCTTTGTAATCAATTGTTATGAATAAACTTACATGTGTTGTTTCTTGTCCGATAGATATTATTTCAGGATATGGATCCCGTAGCCGTGATTTTGTAAAAGCTTTGATCAAAGCCAAGGGAGATGAGTGGGATGTACGTATACTTTCTCAGAGATGGGGTGAATGCCCTTATGGAGCTTTAAGCAGAAGTATACCTGAAGATTTAGATTTAATCAATAGGGTAATCACTCAAATGGATGCACAGCCTGACATTTGGTTTCAGATTACAGTTGCTAATGAATTTCAGCCTGTAGGAAAGGTTAGCATTGGGGTATCTGCATTGGTAGAAACTACAATACTGCCAGCTGAACTACTAGAAGGTTTGAATAGAATGAACTTTAATATTGTGTCTTCTAACTTTGTTAGAGACGTAGCTAGGAATACTAGCTTTGATAAGCTTGATTCTAACACCAAGCAAAAGCAAGAAACTATTAATTTAACTAAACATATTGAAGTTTTATTTGAAGGTGTAGACACAAACAAGTATAAAAGATTAGAAACTTCTAACTTTGATCTATCTGAAATAAAAGAAGAGTTTTGTTTCTTGACTGTGGCACACTGGTTGACTGGAGATGTAGGTGAGGATAGGAAACAATTAACTACTCTTATTAGGGCATTCCTTACAGCCTTTAAAGATAAAAAGAAACGACCAGCTCTTATTCTTAAGACTAGTCTAGCAGGATTTAGTATTATAGAAGAAGAGAAAATACTAGACAATCTAGATATTATTAGGAAGAGTGTTGGAGGAGATATGCCAAACATTTATCTATTGTATGGTGAGTTGACTGAGGAAGAGATGAATCATTTATACAACCATGAGAAGGTAAAAGCCTTTGCCCTGGTAGGCAACGAAGGATTTGGCAGACCATATCTAGAGTTCTCAGCAGCATCTAGCAAACCTATCATAGCATCTCCTTTTAGTGGACATACTGATTTTCTAAACGAAGAGTATAATATTTTTGTACAGGGCAGAGTGGAGCAGATACACCCGTCAGCAGCTAATCAATTTTTAATAAAGGAGGCTAGCTGGTTTAAAGCAGATCATAAATCAACAGAAGATTCTTTAAAAGCTGTGTATGAGAACTATAATAAATACGTAGACAATGCAAAACGCCAAGGACACCAATCAAGAACTCAGTTTAGTTTTGATAAGATGGTAGAAAAACTATCTGAGATACTTGAGAAGAACGTTCCCAAGTTGAGCGTTCCTCAAATGATAAAACTTCCAAAGCTTAAAACTTTATAGTATGACAAGTAAAGAATTTGTAATATGGATGAAGGGTTTTACAGAAGCTTGTAATGATTATACTGCTACACCAAAGCAATGGGATCGCATCAAGGAAGTATTAGAAGAGGTAGATGATAATCCTGGAATAGATGTTGAGATTGATGATTGGAAACCAGAACGCGATATATTTAGAAACCCTTCTTACCCTCCTCCTATGGGCCCTTATACAGCCCCTTATTGGCCATTGGGGACTCCAGGATGGATACAAAATCCAGGAACTACTTCAGCTACAGTAATCTCAGGATCAGGCTCTATAACAACCTCAGGATCAAGTAACACGTTCACAACCACTGATGGAGCCCATTCAGTAACAGTATGGAACGATAAGATGGGGAACTGGCATTATACCAACTACCCAGAAGGGTTCGGATATTTTACAAACAGCACATTGAGTAAAACAACTCCAGACGATACAAAAAAACAATTATTAGATTAATATGCAAGATCAATTAACAACCTGCCGAAAATGTAAGAGTCCATTATGTTACGAACGTCATAATGATGGAGTAGTGAGCTGGGACTGTTTACAATGTGGATTTACCACAAATACTTTACTGCTTCAAAATACAGAAACTGTAGTATCATATGAATCCATGATTCCAAATTTGTTTAGGGACATCAAGTATCTAGACGAGGATGGGTTTGTATGGTATCCAACAACTATAACTAAAGAAGGTATAGGTATTGTATTTGCAGATGGTAGCTCTAAAGATAATTGGAAGTGGGCTTTTGCTCCTCATATTCCTGTGACTGAGGAAGAGAAGGAAAGATTTAAGAAAGCGGATGGAACATACCACCAATACAAAACAGATATGAAACATGTTCTTCATTTTGATCAAGAATATTTCTCAAGGGCTTTAGAAGCCGCAGGATTAATTTAATTTTATGGTACCTATATC